GGTCCAGTCACTGATGGGCATTGGTGTTCCTTCCCGCCGAGCAGAGGCCGACAGAGCGCCCCGAGCGCCCTGCCGACCTCCGCTGACCTTGGGTGGTCACGCTACTGCGCGCCGCCCTCGATGACGGACGTGAGCCCCTTCTCGACGCCCGTGCGCGGGTCGCCGTCGGAGGCGATGTTCTCGGCCTGGAGCAGACGGTGAGCGAACTCGGTGTCCGTTCCGGCCAGGTCCACGACCTCCTGCACCGTGAGCGCCTTCCCCTGGGGGTTGTCACCCTTGATGTACTCGGCCAGCTCGTACTCGCCCAGCGTGGACGGGTCGGTCTCGTTGGCCGTGGACGGATTCGGGTTGCCCCCGCTCGCCATACGGTCCAGCTCGTCGCTGGTGTAGAACGAATGGAGACGCTCGCCCCTCTCCAGGGCGAGCAGCCCGATCTCCTCGATGTTGAGAACGGTGTTCCGCTCGACATCGACCGGCTCCAGCACCGTGTTGCCTGCCGGATCCTCGACCGCCGCAAGATAGGCGAACCGAAGATCGCGCACCTTGCGGGTGTCCCCCTGGTCTGCGTACTCCTTGGGGGATTCGTAGCCCTCGGTACGCGCTGCGTTCCGAGGCTTGCCGTGAAGTTCGAGTGCCATGTGTTCCTCCTCTCTTGCGGCGTTAGCCCGCCAGCCCCGTGAACTTCAGGACGGCGAAGCGGTTGTCTACGAACATGAGCGGGCGGACGCTGCTCTGCGTCCAGAACCGCTGCGTGTCCTCCTCGTACCACTGCTCCGTCGCGAGCGGCTGCTCCGTCCGCATCTGGCCGGGCTGGCCCTGGGCCACGACGTACGCCGTGCCCGCTGCGATGCGGTTCGTGACGAAGATGCTGATGCCGAGCGAGGCGAGCAGGTCGTTGAGACCCGGCCCGTAGATCCGCGCCAGCTGCAGGTACTCCTGCGGATTCATGATCCACAGGTCGTACACGATCCCCAGCTCCTCGACCTCCGCGACCGACTGCGCGCGAGCGAAGTCGTATCCCGGCCAGACGTTGGAGTTGGACGCGCTCGATCCCGCGGTGACGACCGTGGACCAGTTGTTCCCCGCCACGACCCGGTTCGGAGACGCCTGAACTGCCGCCTCCAGAACCTCGACCGCCCGCTGGTTGATCTTGCGGACGATGGTGTTGGCGAGCATCCGCACGTTCCGCGTGAACACGGAGACGTCGTTGCGGTCGCGAGCTTCCACCGTGACGAAGAACTTACCGCCCCACTTCTCGACCTCGGCAACCTTGGGTGCGCGCCGTGAGCTGGTGACAAGCGGGAACTCGTCACCCGGCGCGACCTTCTGGATGTCGCGGTCGGTGTACAGGTCGTTGGCCAGCAGCTCGTCGTAGATGACGGCGCCACCGGTCACTCCACCCGCGTTGGTGAAGACGCGATCCGCGAAGAACCTCTGGAGAGTGAGGTCCATCAGCGTCCGCGTCACACGCGTGGGCGAGTTGAGCGCGGTATCGACCGTGATGGTCGTACCGCTGACGGTGGGCGGCCCCAGGGGGTGCGCCACCGGGTTCGAGACCGCTGCCTCGATCGCCCCCGCAGCACGCAGGATCCCGGGCTGACCCGGAACCCACACGATGTCTGACTTGATACTCATGTCGGTTGTTCCTCCTTTCCTAGCTGTAGTAAAGGGCGATCTCTGCGTCTGCCCCGTTCGCGGCGTCGTCGCACGCGAGGCCGATGGCGATGCCCGTGTTGAGCGGGATCACGGTGCCTGTCGCGGTGACCTCGACTTCCTGCCCTGCCGTGATACCGGCGCCCGCCGTGATGGGCACGATGCCCTCACTGACGACGCCGACCTGCTTGCCGGTGCTCGCGTCGTACTTCGCGACTCCGAAGATGCGCTTGCCGGCACCGAGGCATCCACCGCCGCCGTTCGGGTGGGCGACCTTGTACTGCCCGCCTCCCGCCGTCGTCGCCAGACCCTCGGCGTGCTCCGCCTTCGCGGCCTGGATCTGGACGCACTTCTTGCCGGTGACGGCGGCTGCCGCCAGGCACGTGACATCCTGTCCGGGGCGCTTGTACGGGATGAGGTCGTTCGCCATCCCTTAGCCCTCCTTCGCGTGGATGACCCGGCGGCTCTGCTGCGCCTCGTTCCGGATCTGCTTGGTCTCCGGGAACCACGACTCCGGAAGCCCCTCGGCCTCGGACGCCTGGATCCCCTCGTTGTCGGCACCGGCGGTGCCGCGCTGGGTGATCGGGACCATCCCCGGCTCCAGCGAGTCGAGCACCGATGCCGCACCCTCGAAGTCCGCCTCAAGGCGAGCCTTCCAGTGGTCCCGACGAGCAGGCGGGATCGTGCCATCTTCGATCTTCGCCTCCAACTTGTCGGTGATGCGCTTGTTCACCCGCTCCTCCTCGTGAGAGGCCGCGAGCGTTGCACCCCGCTTCAACTCCTCGTACTTCGTGCGGTCGAGGTGCACGACCTCGCTGGACGCCTCGACGTCCGGCGTGGTCGCCGGGGTCTCGGGTGCCGTCTGCTCGGGCGGGATGCCCGGGCTGCCGTCGTTGGCTCCGGTCGGGAGATCGGCCGCGGGAGTTCCCGGGGCGTCGTCCGCCAGCGCCTGCTCCGCCATCGTGCTGTTGATCTGCGCCTCGGTTGCATCCGCGGGCAGACCCAGCTTCGAGGCGAGCTTGGAGCGAGTGTCCTCGTCCATCGCTGCTCCTTCCTGGGTGGTGTTGACCGGGCGGTCGTCTGTTTCCGCCCGGGATGCATGGATGATCATAGCAGGGTCTGCCATGCGCATCCCAGCGAGGACAGCAGAAGCCGCCACCGCCTTGTCGGGGTATTCCTCCGTCACCAGGACGGGATCCCCGAACTCCGGATCAGATCCCGTCACGTTGACCGGAACCCGACTCAGCTCGCCATCGCCCATATCGACGATGAGATTGTAGCCCTCTTGCGAGTCGAAACGCTCGCCGCGGATCCACCAGTTGGGCTCGGACATCCCCGGCCCCTTGGTGTAGAACGCACGACGGATCAGCGAGACATCGACCGCCGCGGCCAGGTCCTTCTCCTTCCGTCCTAGCTTCATACCTCCTCCGTCCTCGGCATTGATGCCCGCGATCACGTCCACTTCCGCGTCGTCTGGCACGTCTGCCCCGTACCAGATGGGCAAGTCTTCGATCACCGAGCATCCCGGCCAGCGTACGCCGAGCAGAGAGACGTCGGTGATCACCATGCTGTACTGCTTCCCCGTGACGGTCTCGACGCCGAGCGCCGCATCGACCGAACGCGAAGGATAGGCCACCGGCAGAACTTTGGCGAGCCATTCGGGAGTGCCGACATAGTCGCCGTAGATCGTCTGGTGGTTGTCGTTGAGCTTGAGGTTCTCGACCCGACCGAAGGCAGGCTCGTCGCCGCCCAAGTAGAGATCGTTGGCTGCAGAAGCGTGGCCCAGCTTGAGGCGCGGAGGATGGATTGCGATGTCCTGCCCTGAGGCCGCGGCCACCGCATCCTCCAACTCCGTCTGCGTGAACGTATGATGCCCCGTCGAGAGGCGGTAGTCGATCCCGGTGGAGCAGATCGGCACGTTGTCCACGCGCCAGACTCCGTTCTCATCGATGTAGGGGATCATGTCCATCGCTAGGGCTTGATCCCCGCGCTCTTGTTCTTCTTCAACTGATTGCTGAGCATCTTCTGCGTGCCGGCGACGTTCGAGCGAGCCTGCGCGTCGGAGAGACCTCCGACGTTCATGCCCGCGAACGGCTGCACGGCCGAACCGGACGCACCGCGCGGCGCGTTCGTCTTCGTCTTGGATCCCGAGCCGAGGAGCTTCTTGTTGGGCGTCTTCGGCCCAGCGCCCTTGCTCTTAGGAGTCTTCGCCATCGTCTTCCTCCTATTCTGTGTCTTTGGACGGTGGCAGCTCGGGCCGGGAGGGAGCACCCTCGACCTCCGCTGCCACCGTCTTTTGTGCCGGTTTGGTAGCGGTTGCGGCTCCGCCAGCCGGCACTGCATTGGAGCCGCCGGACGCGGTAGTAGCGCCTCCACTCTGAGGGGGTGCTGCGACAGGCTCCGGACGCGGCGTACCCTTATCGGGCAGCCCCAACTCTTTCCGCAGTGCGTGCTCAAGATCGTCGTCCACGACGATCGCTCCGGCCGTGATCAGCGCGACGAGATCGACAACCGACATCTCCGGGTCGAACTGGAACGTCAGGATCGGAACCTGATCGACTTCCTCTCCCCAGTTCCAGTCGATGTCATCCTCGATGACGTGCTCGTTGAAGGTGTCTGCGAACCACCAAGCGATGGCCTCGAGTCCACCTCCCCAGAAGTCTACGAACGTCGTGCCGAGGGCACGGCTGCCCGTCTTTGTCTGGCCGAGCTGCATGACCATCAGCATGAACTTCCGGGCCATGGC